GATGCGGCTGTATCAGCTGGTGATATTCTACATGCAGATAATGATGGTGAGTGGGATAATGTTACAAAGCCACTCGAAGCTGCAATAAGTGGAGTAGCTATATCATTACAGAATGCTGCTGCAAATACAGAGTTTTTGTATAGAATAACAAGATAATCGCTTGTTATATTTATTTACTTTGTATCTAATATTCTGTTAACTCATATATTGGGGTGATAATATACCTTGGGATACTAATGATATATCAAGTGATACCATATATCAGGAAGGTACTTTTGGTTTTCTCTTTACTGCTAGTGGTAACATAGAGAGAGGACAAGCAGTAAGGATCATAGATGATAACTATGTGACAACGACAATCGCTAGTTCCAATGGTATCGGTATTAACGATCATAAATCTTTAAATAAGGAAGAGGTAACTATCTATATCCCTGGTAATATCGTTGTTGCTTGTAGCCCTGAATCATTAACTGCTAATACATTCGTGTATGGTAGTAGTAATGGTTTTATTTCAGCAGGGAGAACTTATGCTGAAAGGGTTATGGGTGTAGTCGTATCTGACTTCACTACTGCAACAACAAACAAGAAGGGAAGGGTGTTGCTTCTATGAGCTTTACAGAGGTAAATAACTCAATATATTCACAGCCTGCGATTGGAGCATTCGGATTTACCGCATCAGGTAATATCTACAAAGGACAGGGAGTATATATATGTTCTAGCAACAAAGTGTGTGTTCCTTCAACTGATGATAAGCGTTTTCTTGGTATATCAATGTACAATGCATCTAACGATGACAAAGTAGCTATCTATTGTGTTGGTAATTTAGTAACTTGTAAGATATCTGGAACCACCACACCAACAGCAGGTACGTTTGTTGGAGTAGTAACTGGTGGATATGTGTCCCCAAATGCTACACATAAGAGTGGTGCTGTGATAACTAGAGCAGCATCTACGAATTATGGTGATGGAGATATTCTTATAATTGGAACAGAATATAATCAATAATGGTATGTTTAATGTAAATATGTGTTTATGTAATAATATAAAGTGTTATATATGACAAACAAATTAACAAAACTATTAGAATTTGGATTTGGCGAACCACATGAGAGGAAAGAACTCTTAGGTAAACCATCCACAGAAAGAACTCTAGGCAAGGAAGTGCATGCTTTACTACAGTCTGATTCTAAAAACAGCACTACTCTTATTCAAGAGGAAGTGTACAAAACTATATCAGAGGGAGCAGAGCCTTGGAAATGTATGAGAGATGTTGTTTTTACGTTACAAGCAGGTGCTCACTCAGTTAGAGTAGTAAAAGGAGAAACTGGAACTTATGCTGGGAAAGTAGCAGAAGGTGCAAATGTACCTATTGATACTCAGGTGTATACTAAAACAGATATACCTATCTACAAAACAGGTACTCGACCAGTCATAACAAGTGAACTTGTGGAAGACTGTTTATGGGATATCATCGACTTAGAACTTAAGAAATCTGGTGCTCGTATGGAAAACAAACTCAACAGAGATTGTCTTCTTGAGATACTAACAGATGCAGGTTCCACAGAGGTAGATCCAGCAGGAACACACATTGCAGTATCCGATTTAGCAAGAGCTAGAGCAAACATAGCAACGAACAACTATATGCCAAACAAAGTAGTATTCCACCCACTCGCAGAAGGTTATCTATTGCAAGATAGTAACTTAGCATATGTATCGTATGCAGGCGAGTCAGGACCACTACACACAGGAAGGATACCAAAACTTATGGGATTGATTCCATATACTTGTTCAATCACAACTGGTTCAGCCGCTAAAGTATGGGGAACTACAGATGCAGCGAACAACTACTACGGAGTAGTACTTGATTCAGCAGCAAATACCTATCTAGCAATGAGAAGAGATCTTACTGTAGAAGAATACGATGATGCTATTCATGACATTGTTGGTCTTGCAATCACAATGAGATATGGTGTAGCTACAGTTCAAGCTAATGCAGCGTGTTGTATTCTAACTAAATAGTTAAATACATAATCTGTATTTATGTATGTTGTTTTATGTGTTCCCGTAAGGGAGTAATAGAATTATATAAGGAGATAACATGGCAGGAATTAAGTTCCCAGTAGTTGAGAACGAAAAACTAATGATTAAACAGGGAGGTAGAGGTCTCTACATGTATTCAGGTGGTACTACATCTAATTGTGCTAATGTAGCAAGTGGTTGGTCAGCTTACTTTAATGTCTCTACACAAATTGGAGATCATCAATTGTTACCAGCAGCTAGTGCACAGGCTTGGTTCAAGATTAATTTAGATGGGACTGATTACTATGTACCTGGGTTTACAGATATGCATGGATTAACTTAGGTGATATAACATGGCAGGAATTAAGTTCCCAGTAGTTGAGAACGAAAAACTAATGATTAAACAAGGTGGGCGTGGGATATATATGTATTCAGGTGGTACAACAACTAACTGTGCTAATTTAGCAGGTGGTTGGTCAGCTTACTTTAACCCATCAACATCAATAACTAGTAAGGCCTATAAATTGTTACCAGCAGCTAGTGCAACAGCGTGGTTTAAGTTCAATGTGGATGGAACTGATTATTATGCACCTGGGTTTACAAATCTACATGGAATATCATAGATATAGGTGAATAAGTATGTTAACTGGACTTGGAGATGAAGCTTGGATGACCGAGGACTATGAATATAAGAGAAAACAAGCTCTTAAAGATAGAACTGATTTCACTACCACAGAGAAAGAAATCTATGAGATAGATGATGATATCGCTGAAGGTGGTGGAATGACAGATTATAAGACATATGAGGTCAAACAGTTCCCATATCCACAGAACACATCACGAAGAAAAGTAGATATAAGAATAACTAATCCAAAGGTAGGAGGTGACTGATGGCGGACTATACATCTGAATCAGGTATTGTTGAGGGTGATGTCCGTAATTTTGTCACTCCTGTAATTGATTACGATATTGTATCTAAAGCAGAGTTACTTGGTAAGATAGAGGTTGTAGAAGACTTTGTAAAGTATACATACTTTGATGGTGGAACTGTTCCATCTAAAGCAAAGACACCAATTCTATTATTAATAATATCTAATCTTGTATCTACAGGAGCAATAGCTAAAGACTATTATACTTTATCTAGTGAGAAGTTAGGTAGTTATGCTTATACTCTATCTGAACCTATGGCTACTGGTGATGGTGGAGTTCAATCAAGTCCGTATGTTATATCTAAAACTTGGCATCAGATGGCTTTAGATATGTTAGAGAAAATGTCAACTCCATCAGACTATACAGTCTATAAGGTCAACGATTAGTTTGACTTATGTTCGTCCTAACAAGCTATACCCCAAGAATTGGAATAAATTAAGATTCTATATATTCAAAAGGGATAATTACACTTGTCAGATATGTAAGAGGAAAACTCAACATCCTCAATGTCATCATATTAGACCCATTAAGTTGGGTGGTTCGAGTAACCCTAATAATTTATTAACTGTTTGTAAACCTTGTCATAAGAGAATACATCATATAAAATGACTTTTAACTCTCTCTTGAATACTTCTTGCCATATTGGTAGTTATGCTAGTTCCCAGAATTATCTTAATGAGTATACTTATACTTGGACATATGCAACAGCAGGAACCAAATGTAGAATGGACCCTGTTACTGCATCTGACCGTATAGAGTTCAAAGGTAAGTTTGAGGATGTTCGGTATAGAGGATTCTTTAAATCTTCATCTGGTATTAATCTTAATGATAGAGTGAAGTATCAAGGGAAGTATTATGAGATTGTTGAGTGTTACTTTGATTCAAGTTTCCACCATAAAGAAACTCTAATAGCGGAGCTGTAATATGATAACAATGAAGATATCTGGGTATGAGAGAGTAAAGGCTAACCTATTTAGAGTAAGTAATGCCGTTCAGATGGGTATGTATGAAGGGTTAAAGGCATCTACTGCAATATTAAAAGTTAATGCTGATTCAATATTAACTAATAAAACTAAAGGGCAATCTGAAGTTAGACTTAATGAGAGTATTCATAATAATTGGGTTAGAGAAGACCCTAAGAGAGAAGGTAGAGGACTTGTAGCAATACTCATAAATAAATCAGCACACGCTGGGTTTGTAGAAGTTGGTACAACGGATAGAATATATCCTCAAGGGGGTGGTCCTATGGGTCCGTTCTTATATAAGGGGGAAATGATGCGTAGATGGGTTGTAAGAGGACAACCACCAAAAGCATATCTTAGAGGTGCGATTAATACATCAGGTGATTTAATACTTAAAACTCTACATCGTGAGATAAACACTAGAATGATGGGAGCTGTTAGGTAATGTCAGAGCAGGTATATTCATCTACTAGAAAACTATTGGTAAATGATTCGGGTGTGACTGCTTTGGTGCCAGCAGGAAGTATCTATCTAGGGTTTGGGCGTGAGAAAGCAAAGTATCCTAATATATCTATCACTCGTGTTGGTGGTAGTACATATGGTGGTCTTGGGTATGGTACATCAACAGCAGGCACTAAAAGAAAGAGAGATGATGTGATGATTCAGATTGATATATATTCTAGAGATAGTATGTTAGCAACAACTAAGATAGGTGACCAAGTTGATAGTTGTCTGTTAGCTGGTTCTGGTGCTAGAAAACTTAACGATAATGATATGTATGAAAACGAATCTAATTCATACAGGAAAGTCCAAACTTGGTCTTTCTGGAATATGAATTATGACTAATTTATGTAAAATGTAATAAAATTGGTAGTTAAAATGATTAAAAGATTTACGAATATATCAATATATACACGAGGGTGGTGAACTTGGGAACAGTAACAGGAAAAAATGCAACAGTAGTAATTGCTGGTAAAGCTGATTCAGTCTGGGGAATATCCGATTTTAGTCTTACTTGTGATAAAGGGATTGTTGAACAAGAACTCGTTGGTGAGATAGGTAACTACTACACATATGGTTCATTATCAGTTGAGGGGTCTTACACTTGTTGTAAGTTTGCTGCATCAGGTAATGAAGAAGCTCTTATGAATGTTATAGGACATTCTACATATATAACAATATCAGGAACAACAGGGTCTAATTTATCTTGGTATTTCCATTCATGTCAGATAACTGGTTATGATGTTACTATGGGTGATGCAGATACTATCACTGAAGCATCTATAGATTGGATATCTATGCATCCAAATCAAATAACTATAGTTGATGCTACTGGACATATGGAGGACTAAAAATGGCAACAAGTCCAACAACATATACAGGTAAAGATTCATCCCTATGGATTTCAGGAGAAACACATTCTACATTAGGTATATCAGATTTTACTCTAACATTAGATAGAGGAGTAGTAGAACAGGAATTGGTTGGTGAAACAGGTAACTATAGAGTTGGTGGTTCACTATCGGCTGAGATATCATTAACAGAATGTAAATTAGATAATGAAGCTTCAAGTGATTTATTATCATCCACTATAAATGGTACAAATGTTTATGTATCTGGTAATTGTGGAACTAATTCACTACATTTCTATTTGGTATCATGTGCTGTTACAGGATTTGATATAACGATAGGAGATGCAGATACAATTACAGAAGGTTCAGTTGATTTGGTGTGTATGACTCCTTATGATATATCTTGTCAGAATACAGGTATATTCACTGGTGCTTATATAACTAATAAATTGTAATAATGTATTTTTGATGTTTCATTTGAGGTGATTCAGATATGGCTGAAAAATCTAAGAAAGAGCAAATAGAGGAATTCAAGAAGAAAGTAACCAAACAAGATAGTGTTTCTAAAGAGGATTTTGCTCGTCAGTTAGCTACCAGAGAATTATTAGAGAGAGATTTCAAGGAGGATACAATTAGGGTATCCTTCAATACTTCTCCAGAGACTCGTAGAACGGTATTGACTCGTAAGCCAAGCCCTAAAGAGTATATTACTCTGTTGACACTTTATATACAGGGTGCTAAACTTGAGGGTAGTAACGAGGTTGAGGCTCTGAAGAAGATGACTGAAATACAATCTAATATTCATAAACTGGCAGCTAAGCTAACGGTGGATAAGAAACTCGATGAAACCTTTTGGTCTACATGTGTGTCGTTCTCAGCTCTCCAGAGTTTTGTTAATGAACTTATGATTGCTGTGCAACAGGGTACTATGGTTCCAGAGGGTGAGATGAAATCCTTTCGTGGAAAGTAATCTGGGATATCTTGAATTTGAACTCTGCAAGGAATGGGGTCTAACCCCAAAGGAGCTCGGTGAGAAACGTAAACACGACCCAGAAGGTGTTTCCTTCTTGGAGCGTACCATGATTTATCGGTGGGAACAACAACATAAGGCTCATAAAGAGGCAGAGCGTAAAAGCAAAGCCAAGAGTCATAGAAGAAGATGATGTATGTGTTAAAATGTAATATATAGGTAAAAACAATGGTAGCAACCGTAGTCGTAGAATTAGTATATGGTGGAGCAGGTGGAACATATAGTGCTAGGGATACAGGAACAGTAGTAGCAGGTGGTGGAGTCCGTTATATGACTTATGATAATGGTTCTGACAGTTCAATTACTACATATCCAATACCTATACCTACAGCAGCTAATGGTCTTAGTGGTTCTTACTGGGTAACTAACTTGATTAGTGTGACAGTAACACCATCTACATATATCAAGAATCTCAAATATTATCAGACTTGGACATCATCTCCATGTGCTGATTGGGATTTATCTGGAGCAGGTTGGGCTGGTGAAAAACTAAAACCAGGACTATATATAGGGATATCTGGAGCAACAGTAGCAGAAGCAAGAGCTCTTGCATCAGGTGGTATGGGATTCCCATCAAGTAGTTATGCACAGGCAACTGGCGTAGAAGGAGTATATGGTAATATTATATCCGGAACAAGTGGACATCCATACTATAGTGGTGGAGCATGGAAAACACCCGTATATGCATCAGGTGGTATGGTATCAATTGCAAATTTTGATAGTCTATCTAATGCCTACATAGTGCAATCTGGTAGCGTTGTAGATAATCCAGACACTGGTAGAAGTTGGTGTATCGTGACACAAGTTTTGGTTGGAAGCGGTGCAACTGCTGGAAATAAAACAGATAAAACTGCAACTTGGAGTTATACAGAAGCGTAATTGAAACAAATGTAACATATGTGTTTATTTCTTTTAAACTCAATACAATGAAGAATTAATGGGGGATACAACCCCCTGGAGGCTCAAATATGAATCAACAAAGACCAGTAATCTACTGGTGGAAAGCAGAATATAAAGATGGTTCTTATCTAGATGAATATGATGAGAGCTATAAAGGTCATAGTTTCTATGACATAAAACAAGATGAATTAATCAAGTTCAGTCTAAATCCATTTGATGAGGATTTAGCAAAGAAAGTAACTGAGGCTGGTTCATTAGTCAAGGCAATCCCTTTCCTTCCAAGGTATGAGATTGATTTTGATACATCTAAAAGATTAATTTATTATCGTCAGTGCTTTATCGCAAATGAAGAGTTTCATAAATGTGGAACCTGTGGTAAAGACTTTCATTATGGTGCTGGTGTGAAGACTGTGAGGTCTAAATATCCTTCACCTATATGTCCTCATTGTGGTGAATCAGATTACTTCTATTGTAAGAAGTGTGATGTGAAGTATCAGTTTGAGGATACATCTAATGGTTTATGTCCTACCTGTAAAGGATATCTGGAGCAGAGGAAACTCACATCAATTCAATACTCTAGGGAGAAACGCTGGAACCTGTATATAATCGGAATGCAATATAAGGTGAAAGGAACGAATGTGAAATGTTTACTTACCATAGATGAGTATGGAAATGCAAGGCTCATCTAATTTGGAAATATATCTGAAGTAATGTCCAATGCAGTTATACATTCTTTTTCTTGGTCGCTTGGACTAAATCGGTATGTTTCTCTGTTATTTTGTGTAGTTTATATAATATATAGACATGAGGTCTATACATACCCCTAGAAATGCCTGAGGATGCGTTTTAAGGCACCTCTCGCTTGACTTCTCACTCTACGAATGGTAGAGGTAGGGGAAGGGGGTAAAATGGCTTAGAGGGGCACTACAAGCAATCCTCGGGCAAAGTAGGAATTTGATTAAAATGGATTAAATATGTTAATGATATATATGATAAGAGAGTGTTAGAATGGTATGGAGCGATACTAAAGTAATTGGAGGTAACATATCAAGTCAGATGTGGAATGATATGGCTACTTACTTAACTGGTGTTAGCGGTAGTTATACTGGACATTCTAGTAATTCATTGATACATTCACCTTCATCTAACCTAAAGAATTGGTTTGATACATTATATGATGCAAGTTCTTCCGATACTGGTGGTATTAGTGCTTGGTATGATTTATCTGCTGGTACTGGCATTACATCCTTTGGTGGCTCTGTTTCTGTATCTGGTACACAGGCAGAAACTATAACTGTTAAAGGATATGACATAATTTCTGGCAATGCTCAATCAGGACAACTTGCTCAAGATTGGATATTAAATACTTTTTCTGGTAATGCTGATAATAGATATTTATTATCTGGTGCTATATATAGTTACTTTTCAGCACAAAGAATGTCTGGTGGTACGATTCATACTCAAAGTATATTTGCTAGTAAGAGTAATAATGCTTCTATAGTTATTCGTGCTAAAGAAGGAGATTCTACACCTGAAATTAAAATAGAACATGGAGAAGAAGGTGGTATAACTGCTACTCTTGATACTGGACAAAAGTTTCTTGTAAAGGGTGGTAGCGATGAAGTTATAAGAGTTCTTTCAGTTACCAATGATCCAGCTAGTTATTTATATGGTAGTGATGACTCTGAAGATCCATTTGAGATTCATGCTAATAGCAAAGATAATGGCTCATACATAAAATTATTTGGTTCTGGACAGATACTTTTA